GGGGCAGCGCCTGCGACGGCCACTACGGCCTGCGCCCCGCTTGTAATCTTTCCTCTGATCTCCTTGTCTCCGACTCCACCGACTCGGACGGCTGCTACACGGTCATCTACAATCAGGCACCCACCGCGCCGAGCACCATCAACGTGCCGAGCGAGGTCATCGGCGGCGAAAATATCACCGTGACATGGGGTGCCTCCACTGACTCGGACGGCAACCTCTCCGGCTACATCCTCGAGAAAAAGGTGGACTCCGGCACATGGACGCAGATCTACAAGGGGTCGGCCCGCACCTACTCCGTGGCCGTGACCTACGGCTCCACCTCGATCCAGTTCCGCGTCAAAGCATACGACGCAGCCGGCGCCGAGTCCGCATACACCACGAGCGCCTCCAGAACGGTCATCAACAACCGGGCGCCCGTCATCAGCGGCAGCGACGGAGACCTCGGCAGCTTCAGCAGCGCGGCCCCGACGTATGAGTACGTCGTGACCGACGCCGACGGCCATCAGGTCGACGTCGTCGAGTCTCTGGACGGCGTGGCGATCAAGAGCTACACCGTCACCCTCGGCCAGACCAACACCCTGAGCCTGACGGGCGACCAGTGGCTCAAGCTGACCAACGGGCAGCACACCATCACCATCAAGGCCACCGACGCCAAGGACGCCTCCGTCGTGAGGACGCTGACCTTCACCAAGGCCGTCACCTCCGTCGAGTTTGTCCAGACCGTCGCCATGACGGCTGACGCCATGCCGACCAAGGCCCTCGTCAATATTCAGGGCAATTTCCCGGCCGGCTGCACGCTTCAGGTCTGGATCTGCAACAACGGCAACGACGCGAGCCCGACATGGGAGGACATCACCACCAAGGCGCTGAACAGCCAGAAGCACTTCTTCACCAACACGACCAAGACCGCGAGCGACTGGGGCGTCAAGGTCAAGGTGAAGCTGCTCCGCGGCTCTGCAACCGAAACCTGCTACATCCAGTCGATCGGAGGTAACTTTGCATGATTAAGCACAAGAGCGACAGCATCAAAGAGCTGCACCAGAAGGAGGCCGAAGCGGCTGAGAAGGACAAGACCATCGCCGAGCAGGCTGACACCATTGAGCTGCTGAAGGGCTGCATCATGGAGCTGGCCGACGTGGTCTACGGAGAGGAGGCGACGGTATGAGCAAGATCGTCGAGCTGTACGTCAGAGAGCTGACCCGTGAGGGCTCCACCATGACCATCAACGACGTCCCGAAGAAACTGCGCCAGCAGGTCGAGGACGCCATCGCCGCACTCGAGGCGGCAGCAAACGCCGGCACCGCGGAGGAAGGGGCGACCAAATGATCGCCCGGGCCCTCGCGTGGCTGTTACTGACTTTTTCAGGAAAGGAGGAGCGCACAATGCTGGTACGTCTTTATGCAGGCGAGATCATCATGGGCAAGATCACCGAGGACAACGTCCCCGCGAAGCTGAAGGCCCGCGTCCATCAGTATCTCGTCGACATGGGCTACTTCGAGGAAGAAGCCTAAAAAATACGGAGGGCCGCAGCTCGCGGCCCTCCAATTTTGTGAGGTGAGTCTATGATTGAAATGAGCATCGGCAGCCTGATCGCCATGATGGGGATCCCGACTGCCGTGACCGGCTTTTTCTTCTGGCTGCTGGAGCACAGGATCCAAAAGCGCGAGAAAAAGCGAGAACAACAGGAGGCGACGGCCCGCGCAAAGGCTGAGGAGCGCGAACACGCCCGGGAGGAGCTTCAGCTCCTTGCCATCCAGAGCACCAACGCGGCCATCGCCCTCGCTGAGGCCACAGCCAAGGCCGTGCAGCGCATCCCTGACGCCAAGTGCAACGGGGATATGCACGCGGCCCTCGACTACGCGGCCAAGGTAAAACACGAGCAAAAGGACTTTTTGACCAAGCAGGGGATCCAAGCGATCCTCGAGTAGGAAGGAGGCAGACATGGCAGCCAGACGCCGCCGGCGCCGGTCGAAAAAGAAGAAGATCGAGGCCAGCAAGAGGCTCGCCTACTGGGCGGCCATCGTGGCCTCTGTCTGCCCGATCGCGTCCTACACACTGGCAGCCCGTGGGCTGGATCCCGTCAGCGACCTGACGAGCACCATCTTCACGGCCTGCATCGGCTATTTAATCACATACGCCGCCAAGAGCCTCGGGGAAAAGGTCAGCAGAAACCGCCACGGGCTCGACGCGGACGGCAACCCGCTCCCGGATCAGACCGGGAGCTCTGAAGAAACGGAGGCAAAAGGATGAATACCATCGACATCACACCCGTCGTCAACGCAGTCATCGCTCTGGCCGCCACCGTGGTCAGTGTGTTCCTGATCCCGTGGATCAAGAGCAAGACCACCGCGCAGCAGCGCAGCGAGCTGGTGGCATGGGCCAAGATCGGCGTCGCTGCTGCTGAGCAGATCTATGTCGGGCAGGGCCGCGGCGACGAGAAGAAGCAGTACGTCCTCGAGTTCCTGAAGTCCAAGGGCTTCGACCTGAACGAGGAAAGCGTCAACAATGCCATCGAGGCAGCGGTCAAGCAGCTCAACACCGAGGGCCTGCTGATCGACTAATAACACGGGCGGGCCCACGGGCTCGCCCTTTTTCCATAGGAGGGATCAATATGAAAACCAACCAGAACACCAACGACATCGAGCTGAAGCCCGGCGAGGCCGTCACCAGCGAGACCCTCGAGGAGCTCAGCAACGGGAAAGGAGACGACGACCATGAGTAACAGCCCTCTCGTCAGCTATACCAAGCTGAGCCCGAACCACTCGGGCAAACGCACCCACGCGATCGACACCATCACGATCCACTGTATGGCGGGCAACTGCTCCGTCGAGACCTGCGGCCAGATCTTCGCCTCCTCGGCCCGGCAGGCGTCCAGCAACTACGGCGTCGGCACCGACGGCCGCGTGGCTCTCTACGTCGACGAGGCAAACCGCTCGTGGTGCACCTCGTCCAATGCCAACGACCAGAGGGCTGTCACCATCGAGGTCGCCAACAACGGCGGGGCCCCTAACTGGCCCGTCTCTGATAAGGCATACGCGGCGCTGCTGGATCTCGTGACCGACATCTGCAAGCGCAACGGCATCAAGAAGCTCGTCTGGTCGACCAGCAAAAACGACCGCGTGAACCACCTGAACGGCTGCAATATGACCGTGCACCGCGACTACGCAGCCAAGAGCTGCCCGGGCGACTACCTCTACAACCGCCACGGCCAGATCGCGGCCGAGGTCAACCGGCGCCTCGGTGCCACCGACACCGGCAGCAGCTCCAGCAGCCAGACCTCCGGCAGCACTGACGACAGCCTGAAGGTCGGCGACGTCGTCACCTTCAGCGGCAGCAGGCACTACACCAGCGCGGCCGGCAGTACCGGCTCGACCTGCAAGCCCGGCAAGGCTAAGATCACGGCCATCGCTAAGGGCAAGGCCCACCCGTACCACCTGATCGCCGTCTCCGGCGGCGGCTCCACCGTCTACGGCTGGGTCGACGCCAGCACCGTCAGCGCAGGCAGCAAGACCACAGCAGCTACCTCCTACCGCGTGAAGATCACCGCCGACGTCCTGAACATCCGCAAGGGCCCGGGCACCAACTACGGCACCAACGGATCCATCAAAGGCGGGGGCGTCTACACCATCGTCGCCGAGTCCGACGGCACCGGCGCGACCAAGTGGGGCAAGCTCAAGAGCGGCGCCGGCTGGATCTCGCTGGACTACGCGAGCAAGGTCTGATTGTGCAAAATGCCACCGGCGCGGCGCGGATCGCGCTCGGCCAGCGGCATCAATATCGGCAAATTATACAAAAACCCGCTCGGGAGAGATCCCGGGCGGGCTTTTTCTGTTTTACAGGGCCCCGCGCTGCTTCAGGTCAGCGGCGACCGCTTTATAGATCTTCGTGCCCCTGTTCGGCCCGGCGAAGTCGTAGACGTCCCGATCCTCCAGCGACTTCATCAGAGCTGGATCTTCGGCGACGGCAGCCCCGCAGGCTCGCAGGGCATCGTACACAGGCAGCCGGCGCGGATCGCTGAAGCTGCCGCCCTTTTCCTGACGATACACCGCGTAGGCGTAAAGCTCGGCCCGGGCCGCGCCCTGCAACTGGCCGACCATATACCCGAGCAGAGCCTTCGCACCGACGAAGCGGGAAAACTTAACGCCGCAGGCGTGCGCGTACCGCGACAAGCCCGGATCCGGCGCCTCCTCGTCCTCGTCTGTGATCCTGCTGATGATCGCACTGACGTCGTCCTTGCATACGCCGTCCGGGATCATGGCCTCGAGCTCGAGCGCATAGTCCATCTGCCGATCAGTCGGCGGGATCTGCTGCTCCACCTGAACGGTCAGCGGATCCACGAGGCCGTCGGCAGCGGCCGCAGCTCTGGCGTCGCCCTCCGTCTGCACCTCGTAGCGCTTCGTATTCTTCCTGCCTGTGCTGGAGTTCGTGCCGGCAACGCAGAAGCGGCCATAGTTCACGAAACCGCCGGAGGGGCTGACATAGCCGCCAATATCGGCCAGCGGCAGCTCACCGCGCGTCCGCTGCTTCACCTCCACGGTCTGCGTCTGGATCGTCGCCGTGATCGTAGCCGCCGGCGCCGGCTCCTTCTTCTTGAAAAAGTCAAACAGGCCCATAAAATACCTCCTCCCGATGACTTTTTGATTTTATTAGCCTTTAGTCATCTTTGGCATAATATTATCACGCGAAAAATGATACTGTCAATATAGCGTGGTCATCTTTGGGATAAAATGAGGGGGTGAGTGCTGCGAAGATATACCGACCAAACGGAAAGTGTAACATTTCCGGCGTGAATGTGCGAGAGGCGCGGCAGCGGGCTGGCCTATCTCAGGAGCAGCTCGCCTACAAGATCCAGATCGCGGGGCTCGACATCACACAGAAGGCCATCAGCAGGATCGAAACCGGCGACCGCATCGTCGCGGACTACGAGCTGCAATATCTGGCCGACGCGCTGGAGACCTCGATCCTCAACCTGCTGGGTATAGAATGAGAGCGACGGGAAGGCCCGCCGCTCTTTTTTGCTTGACATTATAGAGCAAATGCTCTATAATTAAGGCATAGAAAGACAGGAGGAAATCAGCATGGAGAAGGTCGAAAACAACAGCAATTTGCAGAGGCTCCGCAAGGCCGCAGGCTTCTCGCAGTCGCAGCTCGCAAAGCTGGCCGGCGTCAACGTCCAAGTGCTTCAGCAGTACGAGCGCGGCGCCCGAGACCTGAACGGGGCCAAGCTCCTGACACTCCTCAAGCTATGCAACGCTCTGGAGTGCGGGCTGGCCGACATCATCACGGACAAGGAAACACGGGAGCAGCTCAGCGCATACGCAGCACACTGAAAGAAGGGACGGCCGGCGGCCGTCCCTTTTGCCATTTTCAAGGAGGTACATCATGGGAGAACATTTCAGCCACTTAACAATGACCAAGCGGATCCAGATCGACGCTTTTCTGCGTGCCGGCATGAAGCCGACCGAGATCGCCAAGGAGATCGGCGTCCATTATACCACCGTCTACCGGGAAATGAAGCGGGCCACCTATGAGCACCTCAACAGCGACCTGACCACCGAGATCCGCTACAACCCGGACGAAGCCGACCGGCTCTACCGGGAGCACCTGAAGGCGAAGGGCCCGGATCTGAAGCTCGGCAACGACTACGAGCTGGCCGACTACCTCGTCGAGAAGATCCGCGACGAGAAGTACAGCCCCGAGGCTGCCGTCGGCGAGGCCGAGGTCAACGGCTGGCGCTTCAAGACGAAGGTCTGCGCGAGCACCGTCTACAATTACATCCGCGGCGAAGTGTTCGGCGACGAGCTCACGACCGAAATGCTGCCGCAGGGCGGCAAGCGCAAGCCGGCCAGAAAGGCACCAGAGGGCACCATCTCCCGGGCCCCGGCAGGCAAGAGCATCGAGCAGCGGCCGAAAGAAGTCGACACCCGTGAGACCTTCGGCCACTGGGAGATGGACAGCGTCGAAAGCTGCCAAGGCGTCAGCAACACCCTCCTCGTGCTGACTGAGCGCAAGACCCGGAAGG